TCAATCCTAATTCTTTTTGCTTCTTAGGAAGAAACTCATTACATCTATCTAGGTTAACAATATAAGGCTCACCTGTTTCTGCTCTGGTGTGAACTAGCTGCCACCATAAGTCTCTAGCTGATAGAGTCTTAATAGCTTGCTTAGACTTAGGATCTATGAGCCTCCAAGGAAGGTCATGTTGGACAGAATATAAGAACTCATCATTGATAGTAACGCCATTATGAAGATTAAGACACTTGCGATTAAGGTCGCCACCAGTAGTTTTTCGCATAGCAACGAACTCTTCAATTTCTGGATGGCTAATATCCATGTACGCAGCATAAGATCCTCTCCTAGTTTTCCCTTGATTGAAAGCAAGCATTTGACTATCTACAACATGCATAAATGGGATGCTACCAGTAGACTCACTACCGTGAGCAGTAGATACCCCATTACTCCTAACATCACCCCAATATCCACCGATGCCTCCACCTGAACTTGCAAGCCATATGTTCTCATCATAATGATCAGATAAACCACGCCTTGAGTCAGGAACATAATTAAGAAAACAAGAGATAGCTTGACCACGGCCAAGTCCCCCGTTGCTAAGGATAGGAGTGCTAAACATGAACCAATTAGAACTTGCGTAATTATAAAGTCGCTGTGCAAGATTGAAGTCAGTATGTTCTTGATAAGTAGCGCCATATACAGCGGCCCTTGCAAAAGCTTCTTGAGCGTGTGTTTCATATTTTGAAAAATACCTGTCTTTTAAAGTTTCTAAAGAAAACTCATTAAGTAGTTCTTCTTTATCGTAGTCAATTTCTATCCCTAAATAATTCGTCTTCCCAATTTTTAATGTCATCAACGTCATCCTTTTCTTTTAACTCTGATTGCCTGTGTCCTTTAGTGCGCGATTTGTTTTTTGCTTTTTTACGTTTATTAAATTTTTCAAGGCGCTCTGCTTTCCTATCCCAAGACATCCTGATTCTCCATCAGAAAAGCCATGAGCTTCTCTTCATACCAACGGGCCTTTCGTAAGTCTTCAATAGGCTTAGTCTTATAACGAAACCTCCAGCGATACTTCAAAGAGTTACCACGAAGATAACCTACAAACTCATCAGGTGTAAGCATAGCCTCAATAGCTTCTATGCACTCTATATGTCCGTTATTGTAATGCGCTGGGTGATCTACCATAGTGTTTATTAAATTAGAATACGATTTACCTAAACGATTATTAGGTATGTTTTCACCGTATACAGGGTGATCATTAGGCCCATCCCAATCTTCTGTATCTTTCCTATTTAAGTTACTCCACTCTTCTGGTGTTGCATCGTCAATACTCATTCCATCTCCAAGTTAAGTTTACTATTTCTATTTTTAAAATCTTCAGACTCTTTAGCTTTCACATCAATCCACGCATCAGGGATACTGTCTTCACTAAACCATCTAAAGCCATTCTTCCACGCCCACTCAGCGTGAGATCTTTTAGTTCCATCTTTTCTTCGTTTAGCTCCCGGCATAGGGGCCGAAGGATTTGCAAATAAGAATACAAGCTCAGTGTTTTTAGGTAAGTGTTTTTTAATCCATACATATTTATTGTACTCTGCAAAGTCCCAAAACCTACCCTTAGACTCAAGTAGTATTTTTTTATTTCCTATTTTACGAACAAAGTCAGGCTCGTATTTATGCTCTATTACATATTCTACATAGTCTACATGATGCTCCCAATCTTTTAATATTGATTCGTGCAGCACTGCTTCCCATATAGAATCATACTTATGATTGTTAGGAGCTACAATTTTTTTAGGGCGGGGTACTCTTGCTTTACGCTTACCGCTTCTTACTCTTTTTTTTGTGGTCATTTCTTAGCTAAATTTTCTAAGTCTGTCATGGTTATACTTGTTAGTTCTACTCCTTGAGATACTAATTTCTTTAAACTTTTTACAGCCCACTTAGGACTATAGAAACTTAAACGTATAGATTTATCAACAAAAAAATAATTGGCATCAGGCAAGAAAGATCTTAAATTTTTAAGATTTACTTTAGAATGTTCTTCTTCTGATATAAGAGTCTTGAGCCAATCTAAAAGCAATAGGTCTGCGTGTCTGTTTATCTTTTTCATTGTCTTTGAATTCATGTAGTATCCTTGGTAAAAGACCCAATATAATATCAAAAGATATTACTTTTGTCTAGCAGAATCGTAATTTTTTACAAGCTTCCAATATGAAAGTATATTATTAAACATATCCCTGTGCTTAGAATGAGTATCTTCATCCCATTTGTAGCAAGAAATGTATCCCGTGTCTTGTCTGTCAACAAATATAGATACTCTTTCTGCTTTATCTACGAAGCCACATCCTTGGGCGTAAGCTGATAACTGCATTCCGTATTCATCGTAGGCTAACTTGGAGGGTTCTTTATTGTGTATGTTATCTTTAGTCTTAAAGTCTATAAAGATTCCTTCCTTAGAATGTAAATCTATTTTACCTCCATACCCTAGCTCAGCGCAGAAAGACCCTTCTGCAATCCACTCTTGGTTAGGGTAGTTAGCGTCTAAGTATTCTTTTATAACATCGTAAGGGGCGCTGCGCTCGTTGTGTGTAAATCCTTTTTCTATTAGGTCGTGTATTCTTGTTCCTTCTTTTGCGGCATTCAACCCTATTTCTTTAGAGTCTTGTATGCACCTGTAGACAAAAGACTCTAAAGATTCTCCGTCGCCTCTTGGTACGGTCATAGAAGTTTTGAGGGCTTGAGTTAACTTCCAATGCTCCAAAGAAGGCTTGGCTATTAAATTCATTACAGTAGTTACGGAAGGCACATAGTTATGTTTCTTAGCATCTCTAAGTGTAGTGTTCCTTTCTACTCCGTTGGCTCCCACAATAGTATATTTAGGATTACCTTCTTGATCGTACCAATGATTCCCATCACTAGAATAACTCAAGTTGTCTCTCCTCAAATAAAGAATCTAATTTATTAACAGCAAGATTAATATCACAAAAAAACCACTCGCCTCTACGTGCATAATGCTTTTGAAGAAGAGCGTGTGCTTGTGATTCAGCCTCTCTTCTATTGTGAGTATTATATACTTTTACTATTTCATAGTCTCTATAGGGCGATGATGTTTGATACTGCTTTAATCTATCCTGTGCGTCTACAGCCATCCCTACTTTACACCAGCTAGGGAAAGCAGGGTTACGTATAACATATACTTGGCCTTCTTTAGAAGCTTCGTAATTTTCTAAAGAGCTGAAAGCTGCATCAGTAAATCCTTTGTATCTTCCCGGTCTATGTAACGGATGTGATTTTGAAATATATTCTCCGTCTACCCACATCCTTGTGTTTTGGATGTTTTGTGCTGTAGTAGCCCTACGTCTATTTTTATCATGGGCATTGATGTACCACCACTCACCGTCTTCAAAAACGTATTTTCCATTCTTAGGATTAGTTGGGTTAGTGCGTGTCATACCAGTTGTCTCCTATTTTGTATTCGCCATCCAAAGGACAAACTAAATTAAACGACAGGCCAGCATCCTTAATAGCTTTGACACCCATCTTACCTACTTCTTCTGCAACATCTGCTGAGCTTTCTACTTGCCACTCGTCGTGAACATTAGCTACTACATGAGCATCTAAGTCTTTAGTATACTCTGTGAAAAGCATCAATGCTTTCTTCATTACAATGGCTCCAGCGCCTTGAAGTAAAGTATTTAGTGCTGCGTGTTGGCTCCGAACAATTAACTTGCGACCATCTAAGGCTTTGATATAGCCTTTTTTAGATGCTCGTCCCACTCTATCCTTAAGAGTTTTAAATGCTGGGAGATTATCAAAGAATAATTTTCTAAGTCTCGCACCAACATCTCTGCCTCCCCCAACCACTGTTCCAAGCTTGGGATCTCCCGCGCCGTAGAGTAGCGCGTAGATGAAAGTTTTTCCCTGACTTCTTGATTCAAGTCCCGCAATTCTTTGGTTATGAGTGTGGATGTCTCCGTTAATGATTTCATTTGTGTATTCCTCATCGTCTAAATAGTGCGCTAACATTCTAAGCTCTAATCCAGAAGCGTCTATACCCACTAGCTTTTTACCTGAAGGTACAGTCCAGCAAGTCCGACACTCTTTCCCGTACTCTGAATTACTACTTACAATCTGTGCGGTATTAGGAGATCTGTGAGTCATCCTTCCAGTAACCGCACCGTTGTGGTTCACATACCCATGAATCCTATCATCTTCCTCTACCTCTTCCAGCCAAGAAGTTACCATACCTAATCGTTTTTGTAGCATTAAGTATCTAGCAATCAACTGTGCTTGAGGTATATTTTTAATCTTTTTAAGAGTAGTTTCATCTATTACTGGCTGACCTGTAGGCGTAAACTTTTTAGGCTTCCACCCAAACTCCTGCAAATACTGTCCTATCTGTTGTC